CCAATGACAACGCCAGCGCATCCCGACTCCATAACGGCTTTTACGCCACTTCTCAGGCACATTGGCCTTCATCGGATCGCGTGAGTTCGCCAAAGAGCGTTTGACCGCGCGACTCGGCGGATTGCCATCATCGTCATTCTTGAGCCACAGATCATCAATGGTCACTTTCATGGCGCTTCTTCCCACATGTTCTTCACCCCGGCGCTCGCGGTATGCGGGTGGTCGGGGTCATTTTTTATAAGGAATCCGAACGGGTATAAGGCTCTATAAACACGTATAAAGGCGTATAACTATTGCACGCACACGCCGGAATCATGAAGCAGCTGCCGATAATCCAGCAACACCTGCACGGTCACACCCAGCTCCGTGGCCATCATCCACGTATTGCCCTCGTACACCGTCTCGGCCATGCCGTAATCCACCGGCGATATCAACGCCAACGCGGTCTCCCTGCGGCAACGGCGCTCGCATTTGATTCCGTATTGGCTGCCGCAGCCGGGGTCGTGGTGTCTGGCGTGGATGAGTTCGTGGCACAAGGTGCAGCGGCGTTGGAATCCGGCCAGCCGTTCGTCGAGGATGATGAGGCGGAGCGGATCGTAGTAGATCCCGCACCTGTCTCCGGCCAACCGGCGTTCCTCGATCCGGACTCCCAATGTTTCCGACCAGGATGTCAGGATGCGGTCATTCACCTGTTTCGGCATCCTCGTTCCTGAAGCCCGTTCCCTCGATGCGTTTCTCGTCGCGCTTCGCCCTGCGCTCAACCTTTTTGATGTCCTCCATCGCCGGAAGGTCCTCCGGCGCGATGCCACGGCTGAACAGGCTCTTTCGCACGGCCTTGTTGTTGTCCACATGCTCCCGTGTGATCGCCGACGTCCCGTGCAGGTCACGTTCCTGGATCCCGTAGTTCGTCATCTGCGTGGCGAGCTGCTTCGCCGTCACGGCGATCGGATGGAGCACATCGGCCAGCGGACGGCTCTTCGGCACATCGAGCTTGAATTTCATTTCCGTCGTGCTCATGCCGAATAGCGCCTGATCGCCGCGTGAACGGATCACGCCGAAGTCCTTCTCTCCGACCCCGCGCTTGTATGCGAGCGAGCTGAGCTGTTTCTCCTCGGCGGTCAACGCGTGTCTTCCCGCGATGCGCAGGATCTCGCCCATGCGTTGCTCCAGAAGCTCCGCGGTACGCGTCTGTACGGCGAAATAGCTTTGCAGCAGCGCGACCTCCTCTTTGCGTGGATCGCCGTTCTGGGCCACCAGATAGCAGGCGTAACGGGTCAGCTTCACATCATCGATGGAGCGGATGGCTCCGCTGCCGAGCTCGACGTCCCGTTTGGCATCGCGGAAGTGCGCTTCGACCGGCTGCCCGGCGTTCTGGCATGCCGATCGTGCGCGCTGGATTACTTTTGTGAAGTTCTCCCATTTCGTATAGCCCATATATTTCATCAGTTCTCTGGCGTGCCAGAATTCCACGCCATTCTCGTCCTTATTGAGGAGCGTGTCTAAGGACGCGGCGTATCGGGCAATGGTTTCCTTGTCCATGTTCATCCTTTCCCGACCATTTTCCTGACGTCGGCAAAATGGTCTATTGCTAATGTTTCCAATGGTTTTTGGCCGGATTGCCGTTCACTGCTTGGCGGTCTTCACCACTGTGGTGGTGCCCATCGCGGTGGTCTCCCAGCTGACGCCGTCCGCCTTGGTGTAGGTGAAGTCCTTGGTGGCGTCCTGCGAGCCGAGCAGGGACGCCTGCATCGCCGCGGTGTCTCCCTGGCTCGTCCACTTCCAGTCGCCGGCCTTGTCCGGCGCATTGTAGGAGCCCTTCCAGTACAGGCTCTTCGTATCGCCGTTGTCGCTGACCCACTGGACGGTGATCGTGTCGGCCGTTATCTCGGCTTCCATCCAGGAATCCGTGCTGCCGGAGTTGGTCTGCTTCCATGTGCCGGTCAGATCCGCAGGCTGTTCTGCCGGCTTCTTCTCTGCCGGCTTCTTCGTCGTCTGCGATTGGCTCGTGCTGCCGGCGTCGGCGGTTTTGGCGTCACTGGCGTTGCCGCATGCGCCAAGCCCGAGAATGAGCAGACCGGCAACGGCCGTTGCGATTGTCTTCCTGTACATGGTTTCCTTCTTTCCTTGGTTGATTTGCATTAAAAATTCAATCTCTTGGCGTTTCCGCTTCAAGTGCCTTGTTCGGATCGTCGTTGGCAGCCACGCCGAAATCCTCCGGACGGGAAGCGATACGATCCACCAGATCATCCGTGACCTGGAACTCGCGCTCGCGGGCGGCGTAGGCTCGTGCGGCATCGCTGCCCAGGGCGCGGGTGAATAGCTCTTTCAGCGTCATCCCGCATACATTGGCAATGCGCTCGCAGTCCGAAATTGTTAGTGGTGCGTCAAAACGAGCTCGAACAAACCAATAATTGCGGCTGAACCCGCATTCCGCTGCGAATTCAGTTGCAGTCATGCCGCTCTTGACTTGTAGTGATTTGCAATACTGCATGATGCTCCGCGCACCAGCGGTCACATCGTTATTGGCTCTTGTTCCCATAGCCCAAAGATACCCAATTGTGTACTTTCTGTAAAGTATTCAAATGAATACTCATCTGACAGTATTCATTTGAATACAGTTTGTAACTGTCAGCAAAGAGCAGCAAGAAAGGAGGTCTGGTGACAAGCGAAGCGGAACTTATGAGAGACAACCTTCGCGGAGAGATGGCTCGCAGGCACAAAACACAAGAAGATATCGCGAAAGCGATTGGATGTGGACGGCCGCTTGTGAACCGAAAACTCAATGGAGAAAAAGACTTCACGCTGGGCGATATGGAAAACATCGCTGCAATGTTCGACATGACTTTTCTGCAGCTGCTAACGCTGCTCCTCCAGCCAATCGACAACATCAAGCAGATCAAACCGTGAGCGTCAGGCGCTCGCCGACGCATGAATCGAAGGGAGAATCAAATGGTTGTTGATTTGTCCAAGTATGACGGTGATTCATTCGAAGCCGCACTTGATGTCTTCTATGGTGTCATGGACGACCTGAAGACGCAGGCGGCTGACGGACGGCTGACCCTCACTGCTCTTGAGACGTATCGTTCGCAGATTGTTCGTGAGACGTATTCGAAGCTTGCTGGGATGAAGCAATCTGGGAGTGGACTCCAAGATAGTCCAAAACAGTCGCGCCGTCTGCAACGGCTCCAAGGGCGAGGGCTCCGGCGGCGAGACACGGGCAGACCTTCGTCTTCAGGAAACCGACCAGCTTCCCTTGTGATTCGGCGTCTTTGGAAACGGTGGCTGCGACATTGAGCGAGGTCTGCAATCTAGCGAACGCGATATCGAGCTTGAAATCGCCGGTCAGGTCGTACTCGTCCAACGCTATTCGAACTTCGCGTGCAAGGCGGGCGATGTATTCCTTGAGCCCTTGCGGGAGTGTGATGTCGTTCAGCAACGATGGCAGCTCGTCGATCATCGAACGGATATCGTCGCGGCGTTGACGTGGATACTGTTCGGGTCCCTGGTCCAGCAGTCGTTCCGCCGTGCGCAGCGCCATCCGGTCCTGAATGCTCAGGGAAACGTTCGACCTGTGCATTTCGCGGCTTTTCCCGCCACGCTCGTACGCGGCCCAGATATCAAGCCAGATTGATTCAAGGCAGGTCGAGGCCAGTTGCGCGTCCTCGTTGCCGGCTTCAGCCATGACGCGAATCGTCTGTTCCACGACAGACATGGCGCCAGACACGTCTGCGATGGAGAACGTCACGTTCTGCTCTTCGTTGGCTGTGAGCAGGAAATTCTTCACAAACTTTGCGGCGTTCATCGCCCCTCACTTCGAAAGGAAACAAAATGACCAGTGAGATTCAATCCTACAACTTCAACGGCGCCTCGTTGCGTACCCTGACCGATGGGGCGGGGGAACCTTGGTTCGTCGCCAAGGGCCAGACGTACTTCATCCGCCGGTACTGCCTCCAGCCGTCGTTGGAAGCGGGTGCGTGATGGATGACAAAGAGGTGTTCGCCGCATTGGCGGCGGCGTTGAAGCCGATGAACACAACGAAGGACATCGCGGACAACTGCGGCATCAAGGAAGGCACCCTGGCGTACTGGCGTAGCGCGGGCATCGGCCCGAAGTTCGTGAAGGTGGGACGAATCGTCATGTACCCGAAGGAGCAGATGATCGCCTATTTCGCGCAACACCTGTACCAGTGCACGGCCGAATACGAGGAAGAGGTGGGTGCGTGATGACCGACAACAACTGGCGTACCGATACCCCGTGGCCTGACCCATGGGAAGAAAAGGAGAACAAATGAACGACATCCGCAAAGCCTGCGTCGAAGCGATATTCAGGGAATTTGAGGACCATGGCGACGCCATCAGTCCGGCCTGCGGCGACTTATGGGACGAAATCGAAGCAAGGCGTTCGCTCGGTCACATCGTCGGATACGTCGACCTCGACGTGGCCGACCTCGTGGACATCGTTATCGACACCATTAACAAGGAGCTGATGTGATGAAGGCCCTTGCCCACGTCATCCTGCATCAGCTGCTGTTCGCGGTGTGGTTGCTGGCCATGTGGGTGCTGTATTGCACGCCGGCGTGCACGCATCCGATCGAACATCTCATCGCCGTGCCGTTCGCGGTGCTCATTCCGACGGCCGTCATCATGCGTCGCCTGTGCTCCGACCCCCGCTTCGCGCGCTGGCTGGACGAGCAACGGCAGTGAAGGACTTGGACGGTTCCGCACACATTGCGGCATGGACGTGGTTCGTCATGCGCGGCCATGCCGGAACCGTCCGCGCGTCAAGGAAAAGACGTTAAAACCGGCCGGACGGGTCATCTTCTCTCTTCTCCTCCCGTCCGGCCTTCGCCGGGGCCCGCGACAGGATGCGGGCGCCATGGATCGGCGCTCCGATAACGCCGGCGGATGGATGCGCGGTTCGATTCCGCGCTCCGGCACGACATCCAATCCAATCCCAAAGGAGGCACACGATGCCAAGCAAGACAGCCAGGCCGGAAGGCGAGCGGTGGTTCGAATGGCCGCTCACGCCGACCAGCATCGGCATGACGGCGGCCGAACTTATCAGTGAATTGTATGAGACCGTCACCGCGCTCAACCATGACCGCAGCTGGAATCTCACGCTGGTCGCTCCGGCACGTTTCGGAGACATCATCATCGACCGCGAGGCCGGATGCCTGCGCGCGAAATGCGCGTGGAAGGCCAAGGATCCCAGCCAGCTCGGCCCGGAACCGGCCGGATACGTGAGGGGAGAGTGACATGGCCATAGGCGAGACCGTCATCACCATCGTCGGCAACCTCACCGCGGATCCGGAACTGAGAACCACCGGCCAGGGCGCGCAGGTCGCCAGCTTCACCATCGCCAACACGCCACGCCAGTACAACCGGCAGACCGGCCAGTACGAGGACGGAGACGCGCTCTTCCTCCGCTGTTCGGCATGGAACGACCT